CTCTTTTTGCGTAAAGAAAATGAAGACTTCTTCATGGATGACAGACATGACAGAATATCCAATTTTTTCCTTGTACCACTCATTAGCAAAGAAAATTTTGGGAAATAAGTTGTTTAGGCTTAGCATGGAAGCGAACCCCAACAATTGGGTTCTCAAAACTTACATGCCTCGCTATCTATCTGAAGAGAGCTTAGCTTACGAAGATATTCAAAGAGAAACCATGGCTAAATTGCAAGCTGCTAAAGACAGCGGAGTACTGGAGCCTGATCATCCTTTCTGGGATAAGCTAATGGACTACATGGGAGATCCGCAAGCTTTTAAGCGAAGAGGTCGGGATAAAGTTGAGCCAAAATAAACCCGTAAGTGATAAGCAGATTGAATCTTTTCTTGGATCAGATAAGAGACTGAACATATGGGAAGGTGCGGTTAGATCGGGCAAGTCTTTTATATCGATATTACGTTTCGTTAAAGCGCTTAAAGAAGGGCCCGACGGACAAGCGATGATTGTAGGTGTGTCACGTGACGCTATACAACGTAACATCGTTCTAGAGATATGCTCTATCATCGGTATGCCAGCTCCTACACCTAAATCTTCACAAATGAACATCTTTAACAGAGTAGTGCACATAGTAGGGGCTAACGACGAGAGGGCGCAAAGGCGCATTCAAGGGTCTACTCTAGCAATGGCGTATGTAGACGAGCTAACGAACATCCCGCAAGGCTTCTTTAAGATGCTTCTATCTCGTCTTAGTGTGACTGGTGCCCAGCTTTTTGCTACTACGAACCCTGATTCACCGTTTCATTGGCTAAAGACAGACATACTAGAAAAAACGGATCTGGATATGGCCGTTTTTCAGTTCAAATTAGAAGATAATCCGAGCCTTGGCGAAAGTTATATAAATGCGCTGAAACGGGAATACACGGGGCTTTGGTACAAGCGATATATCGAAGGGCTATGGGTACTTGCAGAGGGGACAGTTTATGACTTCTTTGATGAAGCAGATCATGTAATAGAAACGCCACCGGCTATGGCAGAGTACTATATAATCGGCATAGACTACGGAACAGCAAACCCGACAGCATTTTCTTTAATCGGCTTTAGCTCAAAGACGTGGCCTAATGTTTGGATAGAAAGGGAGTACTACTACGACAGCAGAAAAACATTTAGGCAAAAGACAGATACGGAGTACGCAGAGGATCTAAAGGCTTTTATCGGAGATCTGCCCGTAAAAGCTATTTATGTTGACCCTTCCGCTTTAAGCTTTAAGACTGAGATGAGCCGGAGTGGTATACAAGGCGTGAGGGATGCTGATAATGACGTGCTCAATGGAATTCGACACGTATCTAAGATGATGAGTAACGGAACGGTCAAGGTGTGCCGTGGTTGTCCGAATGTAATTCGCGAGTTCCAGACGTATCGATGGGACGAGAAAGTCGCTCTTAGGGGTGAAGATAAGCCGATCAAAGAGAACGATCACATCTTAGACTCAATACGTTACGGTCTATTTACGCACTTCAAGAACATCGATAGCAAAGAGATGACAGCCGAAGAGCTTAGGTCAAGTTATCATAAAGCGATGGGGCTTGCACAAGAAAATCATCTTCCGAATTTTTATACAGGTCAAAGGAATCGATATCAGTGAGAAGAATTAGGACTAACCCGCATAGGAAAAAAGAAGAAAAAGAGATCGCAAACCTTAAAAAGCCAACAAAGGAATTTTTTACTTCTAGAGATTTGGTTAGGTTGGGTGTTTTTTCTTCTGATGATGAAGCATATGAAGCCAGAAAAAGAGGGCGTAGCCCAGATTATTACAAAATTGGAAGAAGAGTTCTTTACTCTAAAGATCAAATTGAGGCTTTTTTAAGTAGATCAAAGGAGTAGAACGCATTAAAATGAGAAAGACCGAGTAAGTCGCCAAACTCTCGGTCTATTCTTAGATACTGTGAACCAGATATAAGTTCACAATATCAGGCCCCCTAGACAATTTGCAAGGTTTTTCATTCGCAGATGTACTATTAAATATTCCACTTGATATGATATAATTTTATAAAAAGGGGTGGGAAATGGAAGCACGAGCGATGGAAAATCTTGATTATTACTTTGATAGTGATAATAGATCGATATATCAAAGAATGGAATCCTCTTATCTTAAGTCAATAAACGTCAATCAGTCGTACTGGACAGAGTCACAGATAGACACTAGAACGAAGATCGGAGATCAAACACTATGGAACGACTACTACGGCAATCTCCCCATCTACAAAAATAAACACTTTTTCTTTAATCGGGTGAAGCGTGTATGTAGCATGATCACCGGGCATCAACGCAAGAATCGCAAGTCTACGATCGTTGTTCCAGTAGAAGCGGATGACGAGAAAGCTAGCAGTCAAAATAGTAAGTTGTTATTTCATACCATGAAAGGAGCTGATTTTGACGAAATTCACTCAGACTGCTTTGATAAGGGAACAGTTACAACGGGTTTGGCTTTTTCATATTTATGGATGGACTACAGCAAAGACCCAATTTGCGGCGATCCACGGCTTGACTGTGTAAGTGCTACAAGTATGCTAGTGGATCCGCAATTCCGCAAAAAAGACTGCTCAGACGCTAATTTCCTGTGGTATCGACGCATGCTGTCACCCCAGGCGCTAAAAGCTATCATTCCCGTGGATATGCACGAGTATTTAGAGCATATAAGCAAGAGTGGAGCTAGAGACGGCAAGTTCAATCAGATGGCAGAAGCTTACAACTACAGTCTCACGGAATTATTAAGTTACGATGAATATTGGTACAAAGATTTTAGAGATGCAACGTTCTTGATAGACCCGCAAGCTGGATTGTCTAGAGAGTGGACGGGGTCAAAAGAAGAGATGAGAGATTTTCTTTCGTACTTCCCGCACGTTCGAGTTAAGAAGTATCAAGTGCCTACCGTAAAGCTGGCTATTTCTGTACAAGGAAAGCCGATCTATGACGGCCCAAATCCTCTCAAAATTGATCGTTACCCATTCACTCCATACTTGGGCTACTACGAGCCTGATATTCCCGATTACGCATGGAGAGTGAGCGGAGTAGTGCGCAATCTTCGGGACAGTCAGTTCTTGTATAATCGTCGCAAGATCACGGAGCTTGATATCTTAGAGTCTCAAGTCAACTCAGGCATGAAATACAAACCGTCCAGCTTAGTAGATCCCGAGGACGCTTATAAGAAAGGGCAAGGCAAAGGTATTGCTATGCGTCTTGAAGCTGATATGAATGACGTGCAAGAGATACAGCCTCCAAGCATCCCGCCGTCTATGATGCAGATGAGTGAGATGCTAGGGCGTGAGATCATGGAGATCAGCGGAGTAAATGAGGAGCTTCTGGGGTCAGCAAATGACGACAAAGCAGGCGTTCTCGCTATGCTGCGTCAGTCAGCTGGTGTAACGACTCTACAGGGTCTATTTGATAACGCAGATTTCGCTCAAAAGAATACAGGCGAAATCATGCTTGAAGTGATACAAAAGAACTTCACTAAAGGCAAGATTCAACGCATTCTAAACGAGGAGCCAATACCTGAGTTTGAGCATAAGGCTTTCTTAAACTACGATATCAGAGTGGAAGAGGGCGTTAATACGACTACGCAGCGTCAAGTTGCGTTCGCTCAGATGCTGCAGCTACACGAGATGGGCATTCCTATCCCACCAGAGTTTTTACTTGCTGAAGCTACAGTGCAAAATAAAGATAAGCTTATCGAAGCTATACAACAGCAACAGCAGCAACAGCAACAAGCTGAGCAGATGAAGCAACAAGTAGAAATGGCACTCGTACAAGCGCAGATGAAGGATCTCGAGGCTAAGAGCATAGCGAACCAAGGTCTTGGAGTTGAGCGACTTAGCAGGGTAGAAGAAAATAGGTTGCTAGCTGAGGAACGACGGACACAAGCTATTGAGAATATTGAAGAAGCTAAGCTAGCTAAAATGAAAATGCTTAGAGAGCTAGAGGATATGGATTTGAACAAGATTCAGCGCTTACTACAGATAGCAAACGAGATAAAGATCAATCAAGATGTAGAGGGTGTAGAAGGCGTGCAAGAAGTAGCCGATAGCGCCACACAAGTCAGCCCTATTAGGTAATAGGGGTTTAAACCCGGGGTTAGTCCCCCGTTTTACCAAGGAGTAAGAAAATGGCTAAAAAGTATCATGGAAATGGAAAAAGAATGAGCAAGAATATCGCTAATCCAGGATTTGGTGGCGACTTTTCTAACGAAAATGCTGGTCTTCCAGCTAAGGAGATCATCAAAGAGTATCCTAGGGCAAACTACGGTGGGCCAGAAGGTTACGTTGATGACATGAACGGGCTAGATATGTTCGCTAAGAACAACAACAGCCAGATGATGAAAGGCAAAAAGAAATACTAGGAGGCTATTATGTCTAAAGAAAAAGAAATCTTTAACATCGCTGAAAAGTATGGCTTAGAATACGATTTGCCGATGAGCAAAGAAATGAAGTCTGCAATGGCAGAACATCAGGAGCACTACAAGCTATCTTCTAAGCTGGACGGGATGACTGTTCCGTACAGTATCATGGATGATAAGCACATAGGAAAAAGATAAGATAAGGGCGCTGGAGATTTTTTTAACGTTACTACCGGGTAACTCTCCAGCGTCTATTTTATATAAGGAAATCATGGAAAAAAAGAAGACTATTGGCGAGATATCAGCAGAGCTACTAGAAAAAGCAGATGGCAAGCAAGGAGTAGTGGATACTCAACGTGAAGCTGACAAAGAATATCTGAGCGAGATACAAAAGTGTATCGTCGCTCACAGTGATATTACGACCCCTTTTTACATCGTAGTAATACTCAAAAAAGAGAAGACTATGGCGAATGTGATGAGGCGTTATTTCTTAGCACGAATGTCATTGCCGACGCCTGGGTACGATCAGCAAGTGTGGAGATACGACCCATCCACGGGAGACCTAGAATTCCTCTGGTGTTTACCAGACAAGAACACTTGTATGTGGCTTGCGAATGAATCCACTGTAGTACACAAAGAAAATGCGCAACTCGTTGAGTTTGTGCTTGACTTCCTTGATAAAAAATTATATGATAAGTTCTTTTCAAGAGAAAAGAAGCGTGGACACTCTGAAGATGATCAGAGTAGATATGATGAGCAAATCAAATACATAGAAGAACACAAGAGGGAGGAATCGAGTGAAAAGAGTACTGATATTAAGCATGGCGGCAATGTTATTCACTAGTTGCACATGCGTAGTTGAAGGTAGAGCAGGATTTAAAGCAGAAGATAATTGTCACACATGTGACAAATAGTCAGAAAACAAGAGAAAAAAGAAGAAAACATAAGGAGAAAAAAATGATTAGGAAAATTTTAATGTCTGCGATGCTAGTAAGCGCATCGGCTCATGCGTACTACGACTATGACGACGACGATGCGATCTGCAAGTTGATGCTAGAAGAGCAAGAGAGAGAGAGAGAGGAAGAGCGTCGTTCAAAAGAGTACGATACAGAAACAGAAACGGACGATAACGGGAATACGACTACTACGACA